CGCCCTCCCGGTGCTGCACGAGAGAAGTGCTTTGTCCGCTCAATTGATCAAGTCACTCTAGTGGCCATGAAAGATTTCATCTGCCCACTCTAGTGGCCTGGTCTCGTATCCCATAATACGTATCAGAGCGCGGACAAAGTCCCGGTCTCTCGACTCGTGGTACATGAGCGAGTAGGAGTCGAGTGTGTCCTGAGCCAACTGCTCATTCAAGTGCAAAAGCACGAACGCATGCTTCCCCTTGTAAAGGGGCTCGATTCTCCTATGCCCGAACCTATACCCTGCAAACTCAGGGACTTCCGCCGCCTCTTTGAGGCGGCAGTACTCCCCGAGTTTCTCCAGATATCTGTCTTTATCTGGAGGGGTCTGCTGGTAGACATCGTCTCCCATGCACATCATCTGACCTGGAGCCAGTCCTAGGTCATCACACACCCGGTAGTGTATGATGACCTGYTGGATACAGTTRTCAGCCAGGGTGTTGAAACACCCTGATTTTTGCACGCCAGGCTTCTTCTGTTGGAGAAGATGCCCGTACGTGTTGATGAACACGGGATCTGTGTATAGCTGTTGGTAAGCTCTAGCAGCCAATTTCTCCCACAAGGGATGCTCTTCCAAATTTTGGCAGAGCATCTTCCTGAGGGTGAAGACCATCTCGAATGTCCAAGGCTGGGCAGACCAGTCCCAACCTGACTTGTCGGTTGCCATCCAACCTGTGAGGGGTATATTTCTATAACCCCCATAGTGTGGAGACCACCCCGACTTGTTGGGAATGTATGGCCAGTTGTCAGACATTTTGTCATTGAGTACACCGAACAACATTGCGTGCACCACTTGGTCCACAACAGATACAGACGAGATCAATCTGTACCTGTGACCTTCCAACTTCTTGAGCTTATGAGGCTCAGGCTTGATGAAAAGCCGTATAGGATCCATGTCTCCTTCCTGCAGCCTGGTTTGCACCATCTGCCAGAGGAGCTCTTCCCTAATCGGATCAGGATTTCCATCCTCATCCGGTTTGAGCATGTCCCTATTTGTGGGGTAGCTACGCATGTACGGATACCCAGGGCTGCTAGTGTAGTCCAGATTCAAGACCACCCGCCTGAAGTGATCTCTGCTCAGAAAGTCACTTGGAATTGACCAAGTGACGTCTGAGTAGAGCATGTAGAGGCGCCGCAAAATGCGGCTCCTCTGATCAGGCGGGGGCATGTCGCTGCGGACTCCATCCCTTAGCTTACAATGGTAAGCTAGGGACTTCAACTCCGCTGCGCCTCCGAACTTGGGCCAGCCGTAGCCTTTGGCTGATTCTTCAAGAGCCCTTCGATACTTTTCAGGGATTCTGTCATTTGGGACAGGATCCCCTCCAGTGCAGGGGAGGGGCTTCTCGTGCCCGATGAAGTCGAACTCCTCAAGGAGGGCCTGGTAGTCCTCCTCGGTGAGCTCGACGTCCGTCCTAAAAAAGGAACCCGCTGCTTGACCGTCTTTGAGGTAGCGCCAGTGTCGGAAGGAATGGCTGACTCCCCTTCCATGGGGGGCATGTTAGACACTCTCTTACACGACTCCTGATGATTCCTCAACCTCAGTTCAGAACGGCACTCAACGCCGCAATCACACTTGTATTGCGTCGCTTTGTGCACAGTTTTGACATGAGCAGCCAATTCAGAAGCAGAGGGGTCGGAGAATGAACAGTGGGTGCAGGAGTAACTCACCGGGTGAGAAGTGCGCCTGTGGTTCAGCAACTTCTCTTCGGAAGTGCAAATTACAGAGCACTGATCACACGGGTGAGGATCCTTAGGGGCTGTCCGGCGGACCATTTCGGTCTCAACGGCAGTCAACCTCTTCTCCAAGGCTGCAAGAGCCTCGTTCACCTCCAACGCCAAGCTTTCCAAGCGGGTGGAGCAACTTTCGTCGCACCTTACGGGCATAACCAGCTGTCCACTCCCAGTTTGATTCTGGGGAGTGAAACTCACAGATGCCTCCGGTACTGTCACGATTAGTTTCTTCTTCTGGGTTTTTGGGCGGGTGCTCTCTCCCTCATAGAAACCATCTCTGGGGTCTAGCAAATCCGCCCAAGACGTCCCGACAAACATGCCGCCTACAACGTCATCTTTACGATGGACATAGTTTACGACGTCTTGGTTGTTCCAGGCACTCCTTTTCTTCGCAGCCTCAGCTTTCTTCCTGCCCTTGACTCCCAGAGTCTCCTCATCATCGTCTTCTTCCATAGTGAAGCCGGCTTTGACACCGAGATCTTCACTTGATTCGAACGTAACGAGGTTCCTGAGTTCAAGCGAAATTAGCTGAGTGGCTGTTCCGAAGTTGAACTTTTTGTTGTCCAACGTGCCGTGGTGAATACCAACCACACGGCCTCCAATGACATACGCAGCTCCTGACATGCCCGCAACGGTAGAACCGTTGTAGTACAATGTCCCGACCTGCGCCCCCTTGGTCAGCCGTCCGGCCGTAGCTCCCAGAGGCCCTACACAGGTGGCGTGTCCGCCCTCTGATTCGGCAACTGGGGCCAGCGTCGCTCCTAGTTTCGTAAAGTTGTCCTTGCCGACGTACATGTAGACCAAGTCTGGGTGTTTTGAAGACTCCAGACATGGGCACGCCAGGGCGATACGTCTACCAGTCGCTCCAACTAGCATGACCCGCTCTGTGTCCGGAAGGACATGGCGGGGCAACACCGCATAGTTGTCGTCCACTCTGATAGCGTACCCAGAATGCTCATCCGCGAAGAGCCCAGGCTTACAGACAGAAATCTGATACTTGGGTATCTCCGCGGGAACAAATCCTGATCCCGGTCTGATGGCCTCGTACGAGACGCCGCGCAACTTCCAAACGGCAGGCTGGACAATCCAATCTGACGCCTTGTTGTACAGCATCCGCACGAACCCGATCAGTAGCACGATTACAGCCGCGTTACACGCCAGGAACACAAGTATGAGCAAGGAATGATACAGCATGGTTTTGATCCAAACTGCATACTCCTCCATGGTAGATCCAGCACCCATCTGAATGAAAATCCTTTCAGTGGCATTGGTAGCTCCATAGAAGATGTCGGAGGCGGTCTCAGCTGCTGCGGCAAAGCCTGTCTTGGGCTCCTCCTGGATTCCAAGCCTAGTCTTTACCGCTTTGACGACTCGCTCATTGAGCGAGCCGCCAAGCACCATATCGACCACGTCCCAAACTCCCCAAAGGAAGAATGGCACGATTGCCAACAACACCTTGTTCATGGTCACTGACGTCGTCGCGATAGCAACAGAAGGATAAATGTGTGTTATAATAAC